ATCGCTTGTGTTTCTCCGCGCGGGGGTTTTCGAGAGTTGCGATTTCGTCCTACTCGGTTTGGCTGTAGGCTTGATGATCTCCCTGCACCGTTGGGTTTTCTGTGGTGCTCCTTCCTGGCGAGTATCTGAGGGCTTGGTACCCCTTCAGAAGGCGGGTAGAGGTCATCAAGTCTACAGTCAAACCGAGTAGGACTGTCTATATTCTCCCCTGGACTAGGAGGTAACTCATTGGGAGGCACCAAGAAGTCTCGGGTTTCAGGAGCAACCACACCTGAGAAGCAGGAGCATATCCTTGTCGGGCTGGCCTACGAGCTCGCCGAGAAGCAGTTACGTGAGGGAACCGCCTCTCCGATGATCGTTGCCCAGCTTTTGAAGCGCGGAACGCTTCGAGAAGAGTTGGAACTCGCCAAACTCCGTAAGGAGACCGCAGTTCTCGATTCTAAGAAGGCAGTTCTCGATTCGAGTACGAACACCGAGCAGTTGATGACTGAGGCCATCGCCGCTATGCGCTCCTACCAAGGCGTTGAGGATCAATGAGACGAACCGTCACCGAGTTGTTTCGACTCAAGACCTTTGAGGATCGTTACGAGTACCTGAAACTCGGAGGTTCCGTAGGAGCTGACACTTTCGGTTTCGATCGTTATCTGAACCAAAGGTTCTATCGGTCACGAGAGTGGAAGTCAGTTCGCAACGAGGTGATCATCCGCGACAATGGCTGCGACCTCGGCATTGACGACCGTGAGATTCTTGACCGGATAATTATCCACCACATGAATCCTATGGCCGCCTCGGATCTCGAGGACTACAATCCCGACGTCTTGAATCCTGAGTACCTTATCACCACAACACACGCAACCCATAACGCTATACACTATGGGGATCGTCGGTTGCTAGTAACTCTTCCGCCAGAGCGGAAACCTAACGACACCATCCCATGGAGGTAGTATGGGTGTTCTCAAGGATACCAAACAAGTCTTGGGTGTCGACGGTGATGATCATTCCTTCGATATCGACATCACGATGCACATCAACTCGGCTTTGATGATCTTGCGACAGACTGGAGCTCTACCAGCCATAAGCAAGATTGTGGACGACTCGACTAAGTGGGAGGAGTTGTTTCCACCCACCAACGGTCTCTGGGCCGTCCAGAGTTATGTGTATCTGCGCTGTCGGATCTGGTTTGATCCGCCGTCCAACTCTTTCGTCCAAACCGCCATCGAGAAGCAGATCAGCGAGCTCGAGTGGCGTCTGTGTGTTTACGCGGAAAGTGAGTCAAAATGAGTTTTGATAATGCTGATGACGTCTTGGCTCACTTCGGCGTCAAAGGTATGAAGTGGGGCGTCCGTAAGCAGCGGGTGTCCAAAGGTTCGAGTAAGTCGTCTAAGAAGTCCGACACTCATGAGGACTACCAGCACGCCCACTCCCGTGTCTCTAACAAGAAGCTCTCCAACAAGGAGTTGCAGCGACGAGTCAATCGTCTTAACCTTGAGAAGCAGTACGGCGAGTTGACCGCCAAGAAGCAGGGTAAGTATCGCAAGAAGCTCGGCGAGAAGTATGCTGAGAACTTCGCCAACATGACGATGAAGGTCGCCGGAGCTGCCGCCACAGCTGCTGTGGGTTATGCGGTCAAAGCGATGCTTGACAAGGCCGTTAAGGGCGGACTCGATGCTTCTGCGGCTGATAAGATTTATAACGGTGTTAACGCAATAAGGAAGTTTGCGAAATGATCTACGAGTATCCTGAAGACTTCCTTGCTCATCATGGCGTCAAAGGTATGCACTGGGGCATCCGTAAGCAGCGTGCGACCAAAGGAAAGGTCTCATCCAACCGAGGTCCTCGGAAGGCTAAAAAGACTCCTTACGACAAGTGGAAGCGGAACACCAAGCTTCGGTTCGCCGCCTCGGCGGCAGCGACTGCTTACGGAATCGGTGTCTTGAATGGTAAGCTTCCTCGACCAGGTCTGGTTGCTCAAGCCACTTACAACTCCGGTAAGAAGGCTTTCCGGGCTGCCCTAGTCAAGTACGCAACACGACCGATCCACGTCAAGTCCACGATCCGCAAGCTTTCATAAGAAAGAGTCAAAATGGATGTTCATTACGATGACGAGGTCTTGGCGCACTTCGGAGTCCGAGGTATGCGCTGGGGCGTCCGTAAAGCTAAGGCCCAGAGGAACACTCGTAACGCCGCGCTGACCAAGAAGATCAACGCGGAGGAGAACCGCGGTCACCGAGCCTATGACAAGGCTTTCGCCTCAGCTCGTCGAGCAGGCAAGCGTCGTATGGCTGCGCACCGAGAGGGTGTCGCCGCTATGAAGAAGAGCGATGCCAAGGTCTCCAAGCTCGAAGAGGGCTATGGCAAGATTCAGTCCGACTACAAGAAGAAGCGCGCTGGCATTCGAGAGGATGCTCGGGCAACTCGGAAGCAGGTCGGGCACATCGAGACCGCTAAGCGTCTCGGCGCAACCAAATACACTCTTCGGGTACTTGGCGGCACTATGGCTTCTGTCCGTAACTCTGAGCGCCGCAAGGAGTTCGAGAAGCGACAGAACATTCGCAACCGCAAGAAGGCGTGAGACATGACTGCCCACTTCACTGACGAGTTCCTCATCCACTATGGTGTGCCCGGCATGAAGAAGGGGCAGAAGATGTCCCCTGAGGAGAAGGCCGCTCGAGAGCGTCTGCGCTACCAGAGACAGGTCGCCGCTGCGAGTCGTCGTGCAGCTGCGCAACAGCGCAAAGTCATTCGTGAACAGAAGAAGGCTGCTGCGGCTATAGCTAAGAAGGAGCTCGAAGCCAAGCGCACTGCCGAGGCGAATACACTTCGATCACACCGCATGAGTAAGTATAAAGCTGCTGTTGCGCGAGCCAATGCCAAGACTTTCCGTCCGGGCATGATGCGAGTACTTCCGATTGATCGGAGTAAGCTCAATCAGCAGTTTGGCTCACTCGCCGAGATGCGCAAGAACGCCGCCCGTCGGCGATAGTCAAAATGGAGGATAGCGATGCTCAGCAACACCGCGACGCCTAAGTACTACGGCGCTTTCAGGGCCAAGGTACTGGCGGGCGAGATTCCGGTGTGTCGGGAGATCGCTATGGAGATGAACCGGATCGACGAGCTCATCGCGGACCCTAACATCTACTACGATGACCGGGCCGTTGAAGGTTTTGTCCGGTTCGCTGAGGCCGAGATGACTCTCACCGACGGTGAGGAGCTCAAACTTCTCGACAGCTTCCTCCTCTGGGCCGAGCAGATCTTTGGTTGGTGGTACTACCAGCAGAGGTCTGTCTACGTTCCGAATGAGGGCGGACATGGCGGGCACTTCGAGCGCCGTAAGGTTAAGCTTCGACTCACGAACAAGCAGTACCTCATCGTCGGACGAGGCGCCGCCAAATCTCTCTACGAGACTCTGCTCCAGGCCTACTTTCTGGTGATCGACACAAGCACCACACATCAAATCACAACGGCGCCAACTATGAAACAGGCCGAAGAGGTGATGAGTGCTTTTCGAACTGCCATTGTACGGGAGCGAGGCCCTCTGTTCAAGTTCCTCACGATGGGAAGCCAGAACAGCACATCCAACAAGGCTCTCCGGCCTAAGTTGTTTCCCTCCAAGAAAGGGATCGAGAACAACCTGACTGGAAGCCTTCTTGAAGTTCGCCCGATGACTATCGACAAGCTCCAGGGTCTCAGAACCAAGATGAACACGGTCGATGAATGGTTGTCTGGCGATATCCGGGAGGATGTTGTCGGGGCGATCGAGCAGGGTGCTTCTAAGATTCAGGACTATCTGATCTTGGCCGTATCCTCCGAGGGAACTGTCCGAAATTCTGCGGGAGACTCGATGAAGCTCGAGCTCCTCAAGATTCTTAAGGGCGAGTTTAAGGATCCACATACTTCGATTTGGTACTACCGCCTCGATGATATAACCGAGGTGGGCAACCCCGAGATGTGGATTAAGGCTCAGCCGAATCTCGGCATCACGGTATCCTATGACACGTATCAGCGCGACGTTGAGAGAGCAGAGCATGTTCCTTCGGCTCGCAACGATATTCTTGCCAAGCGGTTCGGGATCCCCATGGAGGGGTATACATACTTCTTCACGTACGAGGAGACCCTGCCGCACCGCAAGCGTGATTTCTGGGGGATGCCTTGTGCGCTCGGAGCCGACCTCTCGCAAGGCGACGACTTCTGCGCTTTCACTTTTGTGTTCCCGCTACCTCGAGGAGAGTTCGGGATTAAGACTCGTTGTTACATCTCGAGTCTTACTCTTGCTAAACTCCCCTCCGCGCTGCGGCTCAAGTATGACGAATTCATCGAGGAAGGCTCGCTTCAGGTGTTGGAGTGCTCCATCCTTGACATGATGGAGGTTTACGATGATCTGGATCGTTTCATCGATGATTGTCGTTACGATGTTCGCTCGTTCGGGTTTGACCCGTACAACGCGCGCGAATTCGTAGCACGGTGGGAGCAGGAGAATGGGCCTTACGGTCTCGAGAAAGTCATCCAGGGCGTTAAGACTGAATCGGTTCCTCTCGGAGAGCTGAAGAAGTTGTCTGAGGAGCGAGCTCTGCTCTTCGACGAATCGCTTATGCAGTTCACGATGGGGAACTGTATCACCCTCGAGGACACCAACGGTAACCGCAAACTTCTTAAGAAGAGACGCGAAGAGAAGATTGACTCCGTGGCGGCCATGATGGACGCTTTCGTCTCCTACAAGCTTAACAAGGAGGCATTCGAATGATAGCGAAAGGGGGTAGGATGATTGGGTGAAACATTTGGCTCTAGACTAGCACATGCTTGGAACGCCTTTACTGGACGGAGTGATCCGAAGGAGTACTGGAATTCTGGGCCCGTTACGACACTACGTCCTTCGTCTGTTACCCGACGACTGATCCCTAACGACAAGTCGCTCATCAAGACTATCTACAACCAGATAGCCATCGATGTCGCTGCGGTGAACTTCCGCCACGTCCGTGTGGATCAAAATGGTAGATTCCGAGCGGAGATACCTTCGGATCTGAACGACTGCTTGACGGTTGCTCCCAATCTCGATCAGACAATCAGACCCTTCATTCAGAGTCTCGTATTGAGTCTGTTTGATGAAGGCGCGGTGGCGCTTGTTCCGGTCGATACGACTCTTAATCCGAAAGTGACCGAGTCGTATGACATTCGTTCGCTGAGGGTTGGGCGGATAGTCGATTGGCGACCTCGCCATGTGACTGTCGAAGTCTATAACGACGCCGACGGACAGAAGCATGAGATCCTGCTGCCTAAGAAGGCTGTCGCGATCATCGAGAATCCTATGGCTGATGTGATGAATGGGCCAAACTCCACCATCTCACGACTTCAGCGAAAGCTGTCGATTCTCGACTCTATCGACGAGGCCGCAGGTAAGGGTAAGCTTGATCTCATCATCCAGCTTCCTTACGTCATCAAGTCTGAGGCTCGGCAGGAACAGGCCAAGAAGCGTCAACAAGCTATCGACGAGCAGTTGACGAACTCGGCTCATGGCATCGTTTATACTGACGGTACTGAGAAGATTACTCAACTCAACCGTCCGGCGGAGAACAATCTTCTCGATCAGATCAAGCTTCTGAACGAGGAGTTGTATAACCGTTTAGGAATGCCGGCGGACGTGTTCCAGGGTAAAGCCACCGAAGAGATGATGCTTAACTACTGGAACCGTTGTGTGGAACCAATCGTCGCAGCTATTGCTGATGCGATGAACCGCGCATTCCTTACCAAGACTGCCCGCACACAGGGACAGCGAGTGATCTACCAGCGGGATGTGTTCCGCAACACGACGATCACTGGTCTGTCCAATGTCGCAGACATCCTGATTCGTAATCAGGTGCTCACAGGTAACGAGCTTCGACCAGTGTTCGGTTTCCCTCAGTCCGATGAGCCTATCGCGGATCAATTGGGTAACCCGAACGTCAATCAGCTTGATGCGTACAACGCTCAAGTCGACCCCTCGGTCGAAGAGGATCCGTCCTACTATGACGAACAGGAGGAGTAGTCAAAATGGGAGTTTCGAAGCGTGACTTCGACTTCAGTGGCTACGCCACACGAAATGACCTGCGCTGCTCCGACGGTCGAACGATTCGTTCGGGAGCGTTTGTCGATAATGACGGCGGAACCGTTCCGCTGGTCTGGCAGCATGGGCACAACTCGCCCGACAACGTACTGGGTCACGCGCTGCTGGAGAACCGAAACGACGGGGTCTACTGCTACGCCAAGTTTAACAACGGCGAGCAGGCTAAGACCGCCAAGGAGCTTGTGAAGCACGGAGATGTGGACAGCCTCTCCATCTTTGCCAACAAGCTGACCCAGCGAGGCGGCGACGTTCTTCACGGGAACATCGTCGAGGTTAGTCTCGTGCTGTCTGGGGCTAATCCGGGAGCTCGGATTGACAATGTGTCTCTCCAGCACTCCGACGGCTCGATCGAGGAACTCGACGAAGCTGTCATCTTTACAGGTCTCGAGCTTAGTCACGCTGATGAGACTGAAGAGGACAACTCTAAGGAGGCCGATGTGGCTGATGAGGAAACTGTCGCGGACGTTCTTAACACGCTGACCGATAAGCAGAAGGACGCAGTATACTACGTCATCGGGCAGGCCATCGAGGACGCTAACCAGGACGACGACACCGACGACACCAACGAGGAAGAGGCTATGCACTCTAACATTTTCGAGGGTGAGGACACCCTGACTGGCTCTAACGACGAGTTCGAGCTGGCTCACTCTGCCGTGGCCGACGCTCTCGAGGACGCTCGCCGCCACAACCTGAGCTCCTTCAAGGATGCTTTCCTTCAGCACGCCGGGACCTACGGCATCGACAACATTGAGGTTCTGTTCCCTGACGCTCGGTCTGTCACCGACGAGCCCACCTTCATTAAGCGCCGTACCGATTGGGTTTCCGGCGTCCTGAACGAGGCCAAGCACTCCCCCTTCTCCCGCATCAAGTCCATTCACGCGGACATCACCGAGGACAAGGCGCGGGCCCTGGGTTACACCAAGGGTAACAAGAAGAAGGAGGAGGTGTTCAAGCTTCTGAAGCGTGTCACCACTCCGACCACCATCTACAAGAAGCAGAAGTTCGACCGTGACGACCTGATTGACATCACCGACCTGAACGTGGTCGCCTGGGTCAAGAAGGAGATGCGTCTCATGCTGGACGAGGAGCTCGCTCGTGCGCTCCTTATCGGCGATGGCCGCGAGATCTCTTCCCAGGACAAGATCAACGAGGAGAACATCCGTCCCATCTGGAAGGATGACTCTCTCTACACCATCAAGGTTCTGCTTGAGAAGAAGGTTGTTGGCGAGGACCTTGTCGACGCCTTCATCAAGTCCTTCGCGGATTACGAGGGCACCGGCACTCCGAAGCTGTACACCACCAAGACCATTGTCACCGAGCTGCTCCTCCTGAAGGACAAGATCGGTCGTCGTCTCTACGAGACCAAGGCCTCCCTGGCTTCTGCTCTTGGCGTCTCCGAGATCGTTGAGGTCCCTGTCATGAAGGGCGCCACTCGTGAGACCAAGAAGAACGGCACTGCCGACCTGCTCGGTATCATCGTCAACATGGCTGACTACACCATCGGCGCCGACAAGGGCGGCGAGGTC